AAACTGCTTAATAGAATCAGAATCCATTTCGCCTTTATACAAGTCTTTCAATGCTTTACCTTGTCCAGAGCTAGGGTCAAAACCTGCATCTTTAATGGCATTACCCATTTGTACAGACTTATATTCTTTCTCTACACCTTCAAGTTCTTTAATGCGTTCTCGCATTGACTTGATAGCATTGTTATCATCTTGTGTGTTATCCACTGTATTTTCCATATCGTTTTCCATATTCTCTCCTCTCCCAGTTTCTACTAACTACATTATCCTGGGGTAAATAATGCGATAGGCGACAAGTTATAATTAAAGTACAAATGAGAATTGTCAGCCACTTCTAGCTGTACCGATACTGGGCGATTTAAAGTACACAGTTTATACGCCAGAGATAAACTGGAGGGTGCAGCATCTATTCTAAGCCGAAACCTGCAAGGCTATAATTTATTATACCACTGTTTAAACGAATGGTGTGTATTTATTCTTCAGTTAATCCTGTGACTGCACGACCTGTTCTAACAGCACCTGTAGTAGGTGAGAACCTAGACTGCTCACTCGCTGATAATCTAGTAATTCTTTCTGTAACTTCTGGGTCACCAAATATAGCTGCATCAGTAAACTCTTCTAAGGTTATAGCTTCTGAACCTGGTTGTGATACTTCTTGTATTTCTTGTAATCTAGGTAGTTCTGTTTGTGCAGCAGTAAACAATTCTCTTGCTTGTTTCTGTGTTATACCAGCACCTCTTAATCTATCAGCTACTGTAGTAGTAATATTAAATCCAGCTCTTGCTGCTTCTCCACCTATCTGGGCTGAAGTAATTCTACCAGCAATAATCTCTTCTCCTACTGTTGGGTCTAATGCACCTAAGAAGATAGCTTCGGATGTCAAGTCAATACCATAGTTACTCTTGTAAAAGTTTTGTACTTGTTCTAAGTTATCGTTTATACCTCTATAAACTGCTGTAATTCTTTGTTCAAATTCTCTAGCTGATACTTCTCCTTCTATTAAAGAAGTAAATCTTTCTGATAACATCTCTTCAGATGTAGCTCTAGGTAAACCAAACTCTGCAAGTGTACCTATGTAAGATTCTTTCAATCCTTGATAAGTAACTTCATCATATCGTACTTGTCCATTAGGTAAAACATTACCTGGAAAAGCATCTTTATAAATATCTGTTTGTCTTAATTGTGATATAGCAATGTTAGGGTCACCTGTTTCTGCCCACTGTGTAGCGAAAGCATTAAGCACTTGTGTAGGCATATTGGGATATAAAGATTGTGCAAGTAATAAATACTGTTCCATTATTGATTAGCTCCTAAATTTTGTAATGCAGAACCATCACCTAACGCTGATTGTAATGCTTCAGTTGCTTCTATTGTAACTTGGTTATTACCCATCTCTAAACCTTTAGACCTTAATGTTGCAGTACCAGAAGTAAAATCATTTGTTCCAACCATATCTTGCCACCAAGATTGTGTTTCATCTGCAGCTTCACCCCATACAGAAGTAGTTAGGTTTCTCCAAGGTGTAACTATATCTTCATAAGTAAGTTCTGGATTAGTGTACTTAGGAAACAATCCTAATCTATTGTTCTTTAATTGTTCAATTAAAGCTGCTTCATAGTCAGTATCGTTTCTTAACCTTCCAGCTTTTTGTGATACTTCTGCATCACTAAGTTTTCCAAACACTGGACCTAAGTATTGTGTGTACAGTTGTCTAACTCTATCTTCTTTTTCAGCTGTTCTTTCTAATCCATCAACACCAGCTGTAGATAAGTATGTAGTAAAGTCTGTATCTCTAACACCAGACCTGAATGGGTCTGCAAACAAAGCTATCTGTTCTGATGTTTGTGATTCCGACCAAGTACCACTTACCCACTTATCTGCAATCCAACTAACCAAAGCATCAGGTGGAGCTTTCTCCTGACCTGTAGCAGAATCAAACCCACCAGTAACTCCTGCTGCTTGTAATGCTCTACTTACTTGTATCTTGTAATCATTCTTTTGTGCTGTAGCAGTAGAAGGGTCAGCATTGTATAATCTTAACCATTCTCTTTCTGCTTCTGAATGTTCTTGGTACCAATCAGTAACTCTCCATTCAGCTTCACTTACTTCTCTACCTTCTAATGCAGCCTCTGCTAATAAAGATATTGATTGTTTATCTAATAACCAAGGTGCAATCTGTGCTTGTGTAGTTAGGTTATCTACAAAACTAAGAAAAGGATGTGGAGCTTGTCCAGTATTAGGGTCATTACCTGGAAGTTCTGCTGTGTTTCCTGCAACTATAAAGTCATCAATCTCTTCCTCGGTCATAAAATAATTAATTTCGTAAGGTGCATCTACAGTTAAGATACCTGCTTTATACAAGTCATTACTTTTAACTTCATAAAACATTCTTATTGGTAACCCTTTATACATTGTTCCTGCACCAGGCACTGTATACATAAGATATAATCTATCTTCATCTGACTGTACTAATACAGCACCTTCAGGTATGTTATTAAATTGATTAAGTTTTGTTGCTCCTGGAGTTCCTACTATTTGTCCACCTATTGTTGAACCACCAGTAACTTCACTACCTGACATACCTCCACTTGTGTCAGATACTGTTGAAGTAGTTGTAACAGTTGTAACAGCAGTTTCATTACTTACTTCTTCAACTACTTCTTCTTCTGATTTATTTTCCGTTAATTTTATATTAACTTTTGGTTTGACAGTATTATTTACAAAATTAGTAATATACTCCATCTCTTCATTTAGTTGTTCAATGTAATTAATATCACCTGGGTCTATAGCTTTATTTTTATTTTCTACATATTGTTTTATATAATCAGTTTCTTTTTGTACTAATGAACGAGTATCTCTTTTTTCTTCTTCTGCTTTTGCTATTGCGATATTGTTATTAATTATGTTTCTAATAAAAGCATCTTCTTCGTTAAGTTGTGCAATATAATTTATTTCATCAGCAGTATCACCTGCAAGTATAAGACTATCTACAGACTCTTTATCAAATCCAAATAAACCAATAAGTTTATTTTTTTGTGTTGTAGATATATTTTTTTTAAATGCTAATTCTGCTAAATCTAACATATTGTTTACATTATTTATTTCACTATTTGTTGCAGGAGGTAATACTTGTTTTGCTTCTACTTCTTCCCTAGGAGCAAATGATGTGCTTGACAAATCACTACCACTAGGAATTGGCTCTAAACCTGCTTTTTCTAATTTTTTATTATGAGTTTTTTCATCAGCTACACCTACAGTACCGAAACTTGTTTGTACTAAACCTTTGTTATCTCCTCTACCAGGTGGTGAGTCATAAATATAAGGACCTGCTTCTGGAGCATCAGGATTTATCTGTCCTTTTGTTCCTCTTTGTCCTAATAAATTAAATTTCATTACATCATTCCTTCAGGTAATTCAAATGCTATATCTTTTCTGTTAGGTGTAAGAGCATCTATTATCTCTGCACCATACTTAGCTATCTTATCATTCTGTGGTACGACTTCTCTGTTTAAACTTGTGTAATCTGGTGAACTTAATTTCATTATGTTGTTGTTAGGTGCATCAAGTATTTCACCTTGTGGGTTATATGCAGTAGTAAAGAAACTATCTTTGTTTCTAAGTTCTGCATATGCTTGTATATTCATATCTGGTTGTGGTTTATCTTTTTCTGATTCATATGTATTCATAACTTTATTGACATATGTTTTAATATTAGGACCAAATCCTTCTAGGTTTTCAATATCTCCTACAGCATCCATACCAGAGTTCATAGCTATGTCAGCTTTACCTGGACCACCATACCAAGCTACTGCTACTAAATCCCAAGACCCATAATTGTTGTGGTATTCTTGTATTTTATTTGCTGCAACTATATCTTGTATGACAGGTATTCTCCAGTCTGCTCCTTCGTACCCAGCTTGTTTAGCCCAGGCATCCCAGTTAATATCTAGTATTCCATAAGCACCATATGCTTGTACTGTTTGTAAACCATTGTTAGTCATTGTCTGTGTCTTTCTATGTTTCTTTAGATAGTCACCACCAGCGTTCTCTTGCTGTCTTACAGCTTCCATAAATGCGTATAGTTCGTTATTATCTACCATATTAATTTGGGGCATTGTTAAGAGAATTGAACATAAGAGCCCTAGAACGCCTTGTATCAACATTCTCTCCTAACCTTCCTTTCTCATCTGCAATGATTTCTTCAAATCTAAATTGTGCACCAGCTAATGGGTCAATCTGTGTCAAGCCCTCTGCATCTATTTTAGCTTGTACATTCTCTTTTGAATAGTTACCATACTGACCAGCAAGTAAACCCCCAGCACTTACATCTTGTTGTTGTGTTGCTTGGTTTAAATCTACTGATTGTTGATAGGCTTGTTGTGCTTCAGAGTATAAAGTATTAGCTAACAGTTTAAGTTCATAAGGTTGTGGGTCACGATTAACACCTCTTCTAAACATAGTTGTAATTGAGTTAGCAACACTGTCAAAGTCTGGTGGTAAGTATGCTTCTGCATCTGGGTACTTAGGTAAAGGATTTAGTTCAAACTCTGCCAATGCACTACGCCAAGCTGAACCAGTTTCTCTTTCTTGTGTAGTTACACCTCTTCTATTAGCCATACCTAAAATGTATGAGAAAGCTCTTTGTGTAGTAGGACCCCAATCACCTGCAATAAATCCTGCATCTGTTTCTAACAGACCTGCATTTATTAAAGATGCTTGAATACCTGCTATAGATTCTTCACCCATACCAGCAAAATCATCTACTAAATCATTCTCTGTGTAGTATTCAGAAGCTGCATCACCTCTAGGGCTTACATAACTAGCAGTAACTCCTATAGGACTTGTGCCTGGAGTTATTCCTCCAAACTCATTAAACGCTTGTTGTAAACTTAAATCATATCCACTACCAGTAACATCAGCCATACTTTGATTTTCATCTAATGCTATGTTTATAAGATATGGTGGTATTCCATAAGCTAATAAATATTGTTGTACTGTTGCTAAGTCTTGTGTCTGGTTTATAGTATCAAACTGTTCATCTGTTAAGGTATATCTGTTTTCACCAGCTTTAACTTGCGAGTTGACAGTTCTAAGGATGTCTATAATTCTATCTACAAATACTGTTGTTTCCATTATTCGTTCAGTGCCTTTAACAATTCTTCATCCTCATACTCGTTTCTTAGTTCTCTTTCAAAAACTTCTTGTAGCAAAGCCTTAGCCTCTGGGTATTCTACTTCTATTTGGCTTTTAACATTTCTTAAATGTTTTCTAAAAGGAACAAGTTTAGCTGATGTTCTAAACGAGGTAGCTAAATAATTAGTACCTGGTATGTTAGTAGTCAACTCAATAACTTTATCTCTTTCTTTAATATATTCTACCAGTGCTTGTGCTACAGGTTGTGCTTTTAGTTCAGGTATTATTTCGTAGGTGACTGGGTTGAACCAAGTATATAGTTCCATAATAATCTCATCAAGCTCTGGTTTCTTAATAGAACCTGGAATAGATAGTCCATAACCATAATATCTTGATGCTAAATCAGCCTTTTTGTTTCTCTTAGCTGCAGTAGAAACCTTGTCTGTTTTGTTTACTAAGTCATTTTTTATCATCCAGGCTTCAAACTCTAGGTTACCTAATAGAATATTCTTAGCTCTCTGCCATTGTTCAGGTGTTCTTGGAGCTCTTTCTCCTTCTACTATCTGGTTCCAATACGCATCATAAGAGAACTCTGAATCTGTTTCATCAATTAAATATCCATAAGTTAAGTCAAATTTATCTATTAAACCAGGATTGCTTCTTTCCCATTCTGCACCATCAGCAGTAATAGGTCTTTTCTTTATAGTTTCTGTTTTAGCAGTAGCAATAGCAATAGGGTCAAAACCGAATCTATCTGTAAATTGATTCATAGCTTCATCAATATCACCTGATGCTGTAGAAATATCTCTCCATTCTTGGGCTAATGTTTCAAACAAAAAGAAGTTACCTGTTTTATCGGTGATTTCATACTTAGGTGATGATGGTCCAGCAGGTCCAAGAAATTGTGCTAAACCTCTAAACATAATAATATTTTGTGCATAATCTGCAGCTAGGTCTAAACCTTTAGCTGCTTGTTCTGGCGACTCATCAGATATTTCACCTGCATACAACAAGGCTTTATATACTTCAATAGTTGTATTGTTAAACATTCTTTTAGTTTCATCAGAGTTTTGTACAAATGCTGTAGCAAATTTTTTTGCATAACTAGGAAAAGGAACTAAAGATGTTGCTATTTCTCCTGGAGTACCTGCTCTTGGTGGCGAAAAGTCACCGAATAATATAAACTGTGCAAGACCTTCTGGTTTAAACACTTTATATTTTTCATTAAGAAAAGCTGCAGGTACAGTAATTGTTGGTCCAAAACCTGGAATAACATTTGCAGCTAAGTTAATTGACTGTAGATACACAGGCATATTAACTTTAATACCATTTTCTTCTAGGTCTTTAAACATCCACTTTCTAAGTAATCCTGAACCAGGATAATTAAATAACTCTTGTTGAGTTAAAGGGTCACGATAAAAGAATCCTTTTTGGTCATCACCTTCAAATTTAGCACCTTCTTTTCTACCTGACTGTACTACTTGTTGTGCTCTTCTTAAAGGTCTGCCTCTTTCTTGTTTTATAAGTTTTGCCCAAGTGGTAAAGATTTCAACAAAGGCTTCACCGAATGGAAACAATGCACGAGTAGAGTTACCTAATCTACTTCTAGTAGTTACATCATAAAGTAATGCTTTAGTTTCTCCTAGTGCAAATGAAGCTGCTGCTTTATCTACAATCTCTATATCATTAATTCCACCTACTTGACCTTCTTTATAAGATGTAATTTTTTTGTAGGCTTTTCTTTCTGTAGCTGTACCAGTATTAATACCAGCTTTTTCTGCTTGTTTAACTAATTTGTTTAATGTTGCTTTGTTTGTATGTCCAGCAATCTCTGCTACTTTATTCCAATAGTTAGCTTTAAATGCTACAGACCTAGATAGTTTATTAGTAGGAACAGACATCAACATATCAAATGCTTTATCTACAAAATCATTTGCCATATTGACACTTCTTTTTTGTGAAAACAATTCAGCTTTAGCTGTTTTAGGTAAAACATCTAAATACTTATCAAAGAAATCTTTTTTAATTAATTCTTGGTTTTTTCTTAGTTGTGTAGTAATTCTATCGTATTCACTATCAGTTAGTTCACCTCTCCAGTAAGCATCAAAGTCTACCTTTTTTAAACCAGCTAAATCATTAACTGCATCTTTTCTAGCTATAAATTGTAATAGTTCTGGGTTACCACCTTCTTGAATCCATCTACTTGATGCTGCTGTAGCACCACCAGCTGTTGTAGTTTTTACACTACCACCAGCTATGTCTGCTAAGTTAGCATTTACATAATTTATAAACTCATCAGATAATGCTCTACCTGGAGCAGACTGTCTACCAGCACCATTAAACATATGTGATTTAGCACCAGTAACTTTTTTAATATTTTTGTTTAAACTACTACCTTTGGTGTTAGCTCTTTTCTTTAAAGCTCTTAAAGCTGCTGCTCTTTTAGCTGAAGGTAACAGTTGTATAGCTGCTAACTCTTTTGTCAAAGGGTCAAAATATGCTTGTAATACATTTCTAAATGATGCGTTCTTCCAAGTGTTGAAGTTTTTACCTTTGTCAACTGTACCCCAGGTACCTGCTCCTGCATATCTTCTTCGTATAGAAGATAATGTTCCAGCACTTTCTGTCATTCCATCCATAAATTGTGCATTATTCTCAAATGAACCTAGTAATCCTAGTTGTGACTCTCTCGGTGCATTAAACGCTCTAGCTATAGTTTCTATTGGATGTCTAATAGGGCTAGTAATACCTGATGCCATTATTCTAATTTGTTCTTCTAAAACAACTCTTACTGTCCAAGCTGGTCGTAGTAGTACTAATGGTTTAAAATAACCACCATAATAATTATCCATAAATCTACGAACTGTATCTGCACTTTCACCAGCAAAGAATTGATTACCAACTGGTCCTAATTTACTATCTAATGCTTTACCTACTCTTAATAAATCTGTTGGATTAGGTAAAAATATTTCATCTGCTAACTGTGTAACTGTTAATGGACTCATCAACAAGGCTTCTTCATTTACAGGTTTACCTTTTTTGTTTAGTATTTTTTGCAATGTAGGTGTGTAGTTTAAATCTAAATTACTATATTTTCTACCTGCAGTCTTAGCCATTTCACCATCTGCATAAAATTTACCCATAACATTAGTTCCTCGTTCAATAAGTTTTATTTGAAATTCTGACAACGCCTGTGGGTCGTTAGGAGCATCTGCCTTGCTTAATATACTTCCATCTTTATTTATTTTTCCACCCATATTTTTTACGATAGGATTTTTAAAATCTTTTTGAAAAAACTCAACTAATGTATTAACTACCTCTGTAGGTGCATCATCACTATCTAAAGCATCTAATGTTTTGTTAAAATATTTTCTACTTAGTTTTTGTGCAGCATCAGCATCCAGTTGGTCAGTAGCTAAATTAAGTAATCTTGTCATCTGAACTAATGAACCATCTACATCTCCAGTTACCATTCTGGCTCCGTATGTTTTGTCCATCATTTTTGTTAAACGATTTGTTTTTTTTCCTATGGTTGGAAGCATATTGTTTGTTAATTGTTTATTAACTAAGTAATCATCTACATAATCAGTTAGCTGCTTATTAATATCATCATATGTAGCTTTTGGATTTTTTTGTTTTAGTTTCCTAAGTCCTAACAAAAACTCTTGGTCTTTAATTTGTTCACCACTTTGTTTAATAATTACATTGCCATCTTCAGCATTTTCCCATAAGAATTTTTTAAATACTAACCCTTCATCTCCAGCTAAGAATGCTTGTGATGTAGGTCCGTGTATAGTTTTTCTAGCAGCATTAATCAATCCACTAGATTCAAATTTTTTCATATCTTGTAAAGAAGTAAATGTTTTACCTAGTTTACCTACTTTAGATAAACCAAATGTTGCTAAAGCTATAGGGTCAGCAAATATTTGTGCAGCTAAGTCAATAGCACCAGTCATAAAACTATACGCTTTAGTACCTGGCTCTATAACTTCATCAAATGGTTTAAACAACCAACGACCAATAGTTACTGTTGGAGCAACACCTGCTGCTTCAAACTTAGCTCTTCTTTCACCTTGGAACTGTACTCCTGTTTCAGCTTTAAGTCTTTGCTCTTCGTATATTTGTGGAGCTAAAACATTATCTAAAACGAACTGTCTTGCATCTGTAGGACTAACACCTGATTCAACTAGATTTTTATACTCATCAGTTGTTGTTGGGTCAGTGCTTCCTAAAAATAAACCATCTCCTAAATCACCTTTACCTGTAATACCAGCTTTAAACAACTCTGTTTCAGAAGCTGCTTTTGCTTCATCTGGTGTCATACCCTGCTGTCTAGCTTCTAAGTATCTTACTTTTTCTGGTAATCCTTCTTCCCAAGCTGATTGAAAACCAAGAAACAGTCCTCTTAAACCTGCTTTACCTTTTTCTTTAGCAAACTTACCAGCAGTTTTAACAGCACCATATCCTTCTTCTTCTTTAAGAATTGAATCTTGTATTACAATTTGTTGTAGTCTTGGGTCATCAGGTGATATGTTTAAACGAGCAGCACCTACAACTGCACCTGCAGGAAGTGTTGGGTATTTATTTGCTATAGAAGCAGCTTGTTTAGCCATTTCTTCATTTATAGTTGAAGGGGTATTTCTTTTGTCTTGTTCTTTTCTTGCTATATCATCATCTGCAATATCGCCATCAAATATTGAAAATGACATACTAACTCAATAATCTGGCTAAGTCTGGGTCACCTGTTAGGTCATACATTTCTTGTACTAATTCTCTTGTACTTCTCATATTGTTAGGTACACCTAATCCTGTTCGTACATTTTCATTCTTTCTATTAGTACCAGCAAAGACATCTAAATCTAATTGTTTTTGTACAGTAGGGTCAAGTGGTATTTGTTGTGGAGCTACAGTATCTGTAACAATTTCATTACTAACTGTAGGTGATTCATCTAAAAATCTTTGCATCTCTACTTTTTCTCCATAACCCATCTTGCTATTGTCTACAAAGTTTCTACCTGCTGGAGGTACATTTAATGCTGTTTTTGTTACTTTAGGTGCTCTACTCATTCTTCCTCTTCCTCTTCAAAAAAAGCAAATGTTGAACTTATAATCATATAACCAAATGGAAATACCATTGGTGGCATTTGGTCTGTGTAGATTGTAGGTTCAGTTAATCTTTTTTCTAATAATATATCATTACCAATTTCATCTACATCATCTAAACAAAAATTGACTATGTCAACAAATTCATTATTAATATCTTTCATTGTCCTAAACCTTGTAGTAGTTGTCCTATACCAGGTGGAGCACCTTGTGGTGGCAAGGCAGCTCCTTCTGGTAATCCTTGTATCAGACTTTGTTCTGCTTCAGGAATTTCTGGTTCCTCTGCAGTAAAGAATTTATCTAATATATTTTGCATATCACCTGGATTTTTTCTTATTTGTACAACTGTCATTGTTGCTTTAGGGTCGCCCTGTTGGGCTTGTGATAACAGTGTTTCAAATAATATTTTGTCTGCTTTTTCTTTTGTAATTCTTTCATTGACTCTAACAATATTATCAAGTCCATCTAAATTTTCTTGTAATGTTTGACTATCAATGATTCCTGCATTAAGTAATTGCAGTCCTGTAACTATCTTCTGTGGTTCATCATATCCAGCCATAGCTCCGTACACTCTTCGTGTTTGGAAAGAACTAATGTCTTTAGCTGGGTCATAGTTTTCTGAATAAAAAGTATTGTCCATATAACCAGATAGTGATTTATTAGTACCACCATACATTTTTTTATCCCACTCTAATCTTTTAGAGTCAATCATTTCTATAGAGTCAGCCATAACAGTATGGTACTCTCTAATCATAAGTGACATAGATGCTCCTAGTTCTTCAAGTCCTCTACCAGTAGCAAAGCTAAGTGGTGACTGCGAATCATCTTGCGAAGGATATGAACCACCGACACGAAGCTGTCGTTCTATTCTATCTATCTGTTGAAAAATTTGATAAGGAACATTAGATGCTGGTTTAGAAACCTGTGTACCTGGAGCTAAATAGTTAACAGCAAATCTACCTTTACGATATTGTCCTGATTCTATTTCTCCTGATATGTTTGTTTCTGTAAACACTGCATCTTCCATTGCTATTATTGACATCACATTAATCTTTGCCATAGAAGCCATAAGTCCTATGATTTGGTCATACTGTCCTTGCAATCTATCAAAGCTAAATTTCTTAGCTATGACAAAGGCAGGTCCACTATCTAGTGGATTTGGTATGAAGTCAAGAATAGTTGCAGAGGTCATATGGAAAATATAAGTTCCCTCTAAGTTATAGTACTCTGCTATTAGGTCGCCATCACCATTACTGTTAGCCCAAGAGCCATTGTACTGGTCTGTATATGCAGAAGCGTAGGCATTACCTACACCTAAGAAATCTGTGTTATAAGCATCTTTATTTAATATTTGATTTGCATATTTAGGATATGTTCTAGCTAGAGCTTCTTTAGGAACTCTTCTAACAATAGCCATATCTTTAGGTTGTTGGTCTGCACCGAAGTAACCTGGGAAACAGTTGTAAGGGTCACGAAGTTCAGCTATAGGATAAGATACACCATTAGCATCTCTTTTCTCTCTAATAACCCAGACAGCAAAACCATAGCCAGGTAGCCATCTACCTACTTGTGGCATTTGTAAATCTAATTTCTGTACATCATCATAAGCATTAACAATTCTGCCAATCTTTTCAGCTTTCTGTCTTGCTCTATCGCTATCCTTACCATTAGGTACATCTACTTTTAAGTTAGGAATACGACCAATTTTTTGTGATAAATGCTCTAGTCCTGACATCATAAGGTTTGGTACAGGTACTTGCCAGTCTTGGAAACCTTTGAGGTTGTCACCTAGTAAAGCCTGAATACCATCAGGTCCACCATTCATAATTGCACGAATACGACCACGAGTAGAGTATGCACTTTGGTTATCAAAATGTAACTGTGTTATAGCGTGTTGTATTTGTTCAGGTGTCATTACCAAGGACTCTCATTCATATCGCTTATATTCCATTCTCCAAAACTAGGTTCATAATCTAATCCTACCTCAGCCAAGCGTTCTTTGCCTAACCTTCTAATAACTTTTAAAGGAAACCAAGATGCCATTACAACATCTGATTTGTAACTTTTATTACCTTTAGCTTTATTAGCAGCTGAAGAAAAATAAATTAGTTGTCTACGATATATATTACTCTTAACTTCGCTATTTGGGTCACCATAAGGCAAATTAATCAAGCCTTCTTTAAACAACTGTGCCATTGAACCTACACCAAATATTGGGTCAAACTTGTTTCTCTGGGTCTGATGTCCTTCTGTATAGATACCAAATCTTGCACAGAGGTCTTTAATCTTCTCATCTTGTCGTATTGCTTTTTGAAATCCGTTCTCTTCTATAACCCAGTGAGCACAATTATATTTTTCATACCATCTCTGTATAGACTCTCTAGCTTGTATAATTCCTCCACCTTCTTCGTTTTCTATATCTACTAAGTACAACTGACCTGTTTCTGGATTAGCAGCCCATAACACACAAGCTTGAAATCCAGTAGAAGCTGGGTCAAGTCCTGCAATCAAATGCGTACCAGCTGGTATGTGACCTATAAGTCTATTAACATCTCTACAATTATCTATATCCTCAGAGTTAAACATAGTAATACCATCAACAAATGCTTTGTTAAGGTACACCATTTCAAAAATAGCTTTACCACCTGTAGTTTCAGCTGCAGTTTTTCTTGACCTTAACCATTTGTAAGTTCGTTTAGTTTTCCACAACATACAATCAGTATGTACTTCTATTTCGTTTTCTGGCAATATACATTCTGCACTATGTGCTTCTTCTACAATCGTGGTCATCTCTGGGTTCTCTAACAAAAAGTTATATAAATCTTCTGGATGTTGCCTAGAGCCAATAACAACTACAGCAGTATGTTCCTCTTTCCTGGAAGATAATGTTGTAGTCCACCATTGCCTAGTCTGTTCTCTAGCACTAGGTTGTATTGTTGTTCCGTGGTCCTCAATGTCATCAGCAATAATTAAATCACAGTCACGAGAGAGAATCTTACCACCTTTACCAACAGACACCATTGTCGGACTTTTGATACCTGTAACTGTTCTTGTACCTACAGTAAACTGTCCAGAACTCCAGGACTTACCACTTCTGTTCTTTGGTTGGAATTTATTACCAGGTCCACATATCTCTTCTATCAACTGTTCATTGTTTTCTAGTTGGTCAAGTACAGAACCTACAGCATTCTTAGCTATATCTTCGTTACCACCAACCCACATAATCCTGATGTTAGGGTTCTTACATATCTGCCATACAGCAAAGTGTGTCAGTAAGTCAGTCTTGCCGTGTCGTGGTGGGCTAAGTATCATTTGCTCTCCACCTTCTTCAATAGCTTTAATAATAGAATTAATCCACTTCTCGTGAAAATCAGCAGTTTCATACTGGTCACCAGTTTCTGTTTTGAAATACCTATCTCTAAACTCTTTAAAATCTTTTAATGATGCTGTAGCTTCTTGTGGTGTACTCCAGTTTTCTTGTGCTTTAACAACTTGTTTATCTTCTTTGTACGCATTAAACATTCTGGTAACAGTAGATTTATTTATATCTAAGAGTTCTGCTACTTTAGCGTGAGTTATCTTTCTGTTCTCTATATCAGCAGCATATTCTAAAACAAATTTTTCATAGTGAACACCACGAATAGTTACGCCTACTGACTCAACAACAGGTTCTTTTTTCTTTCTTATGTATGCAGCTTTTTGTTTACAGGGATTGCTACAATATTTTTGGTTTCCGTTTTTTAACTTTTTGTTACAGTCAGGACCTGCACATTTCATTTCTTTTTCTTTTTAGGAAAACCAGCTTTCATATTGGCATACGCCTTTGGACTGATTGTAGATTTCTTTTTTGACCTACTGGTACCAGCTTTTTTTCTTTTATTTATATTATGATACAGACCTTTTTTAGCTGCCATCTTTTCTCCTTACCAAGCTCTACACGACCAATATCGTGCAGATGTTTTATCCTTAGCTGTGCTGCATTTGTGTCTAGCACGAAACGAAGCACGAGCTTTAGAATTATTTTTTCTTATCTTCATATTAGGGTCACCAAACATTATTTTCTTGACTTTCCCATTTTTCATTACAAAGACTTTAGACTTCTTACGACCATAGCCAGGCTCACCCTTTGATATAGGGCTAGGTGAATTTAACTTCACTTTCATTCCTCGCCATTCAGCCATTACTTTTTCTTTCTTACTTTATTTTTTTTCATAGCCTTTTTCGGCTTATATCCTTTACCAGGCATTGTAT